TAGATAGGATAAAATCAGGAAAATCAAAGGAGTTAGTTGAAACAATAAGATCACTGCCTACAAAAAATGAGCAGAATCCTTATAAAATGCAACTTCCCGGAGTGTGTTTCAATGGAACATTCACCAAGAGGAGTATTAATGGCATAGATAAAAGGTCAGGATTAATAATTTTGGACTTTGATAATATGAGTTGTATGGCTGAGGCTGTTCAATTCAAAGCTGAAATCATAAAAGATCAGTACATTTTTTCAGCTTGGATAAGTCCATCAGGTAAAGGAGTCAAAGCTCTTGTTAAGATACCAACGGAAGGAGATCACAAAGGATATTTCAATTCATTATCTAATTATTTTGACTCAGAGTATTGGGATAATAGCGGCAGCAATATAGATAGATTTTGTTATGAATCTTATGATACAGATTTGTATGTAAATATTGACTCAATTCAATGGGATAAAATTGAGGAGCCAGAACTTGAGGATATTGGTTCTATTGATGTTGTGGTTCCGATTAAGTCTGATAATCGTATCATTGAAAATCTTGTTAAGTGGTGGGATAAAAAGTATGGAATGATTGAAGGTCAAAAGAATAATAACCTTTTCAAGTTAGCCATTGCATTCAATGACTTTGGCATCAACAAAAGTGAGTGTCAAAACATGCTACTTAGATATGATGAGGGAGGCAAAGAGAATGAGATAAATAAAATAATAAATTCAGCTTATAAAAGAGTTGCTCAATTTGGAACTAAATTCTTTGAGGATAATGATACCAGGCATAAAATTGAAAAGCAAGTAAGATCCGGTAAAAAAACAAAAGACATAGCAAAGAGCTTCCCTGACTTCAATGAGTCTGAAATTGAATCTGTTGTCGATGCAATCAAAGAGACAGGTAACATTGAGGACTTTTGGACATATACAAAGCAAAATAAGATACAACTTAGCATCCATCAATTTAAGTTTTGGTTACAACAGAACAATTTTTATAAGTACTTTCCTTCCAATAGTAATACCTATTCATTTATAAAAAAAGAACAGAATCTTGTTGAGGAGACAAATGAAAAAAGAATCAAAGATTTTGTTCTTAATAGTCTATTGCAAAGAACTGAGATAGGTTATCAACCTTATGATCTAATGGCCGGGAGCACAAAGTATTTTTCTCCTGAGTTCTTATCAATGCTTGACACAACAGATATTAACATGCTGGAGGATACCTCTGATAAGTGTTATTTGTATTATAATAACTGTACTGTTGAGGTAACTAAGAATACTATTGTTGAGCATGAGTACATCGATGTTGATGGATATGTATGGAAGAAACAAATTATTGATAGAAAATTTACTAAACATGATCACCATGACTCTGAGTTTAGAAAATTTCTTTGGCTCATAGCAGGTCAAGATGACAATAAATACAGATCCTTTAAGTCAGTAATAGGGTATTTAATGCATTCATTTAAGACCTCAGCAAATAACAAAGCTATCATATTCAATGATCAAACTATCTCTGAGAATCCTAATGGTGGAAGTGGTAAGGGATTGTTTTGGAATGCTCTTGCTAAACTAAAAAAGGTGGCATCAATAGATGGTAAAACATTTGAGTTCACTAAGTCATTTCCTTATCAAACTGTATCAACAGATACTCAGTTACTTGTATTTGATGACGTTAAAAAGAACTTTGTCTTTGAGAATCTATTTAGTTTGATTACAGAAGGAATAACTCTTGAATATAAAGGGCAGGATGCTGTTAAATTACCTGTACAGAAATCACCTAAGATTATAATTACAACTAATTACACACTTGGTGGAGTTGGTGGCTCCCATGATCGTAGGAAGTTTGAAGTTGAAATGTCTGATTATTTTGGACATCATAAGTCACCTCTTGATGAGTTTGGCCATATGTTATTTGATGATTGGAGTGATGATCAGTGGATGATGTTTGATAATTTTATGATTAGATGTTGCCAATTCTATCTTAGAAATGGACTTGTATCACATGACTTTAACAATCTTGAATCAAGGAAGTTTATTAAAGAGACATCTTACGAGTTTTATGAGTGGTCAAATGATGATAATTTACCTATAAATACAAGGCTGTACAAAGATGAGTTGTTCAATAATTTTATCAATGAGTACACTGATTGGCAAAAGATGTCAAAGAGACGTTTCACATCATGGCTTACTATCTATGGAGCTAACTATGGATTTAAAGTATTTGAAGGTAAAACCAATAATTTGAGATGGATTGAATTTGAAAAGGATGGAACACCTAAGCCACCAGAAGATGTATGGGATAACATTGAAGTAAAAACAGAAACACCATTTTAATATGCTGACCATAACCAATGAAGATAACATGGAGCTAATGTCTCGCTATCCAGATAAGTACTTTGATTTGGCTATTGTTGACCCGCCGTATGGGATTGATGCTGATGTTAAAAATAGCACTAATAAAATGCAAACTAAAAAATCTGCAACAAAATCTAAAAAATATGGTTCTCAATTATGGGATTCAGATATTCCTACGGATGAATATTTTGATGAGTTAAAAAGAGTATCAAAAAAACAAATTATTTGGGGAGCTAATTATTTTGGGTTAGTTGGTGGAATGATTTATTGGCATAAAAACGTAACAATGCCAACTTATAGCACTGGAGAATTGGCTTGGGTTAGTTGGTTAAATAAATTAGATTTTGTTAATATAACTTGGCACGGAATGATTCAACACGATATGACAAATAAAGAAACAAGATTCCACCCAACTCAAAAACCCGTTGCACTTTACAAATGGCTACTTGACAAATACGCTCAACAAGGTAATAAAATCTTAGATACTCACCTTGGCAGTGGCTCAATAGCAATAGCCTGCCATGATTACGGCTTTGACTTAACAGCCTGTGAACTTGATAAGGAGTATTTTGATAAAGCTATGCAGAGAATAACTAATCATACTAATCAATTAAATTTATTTATATGAAACGAATTAACAAAGACAAACTCAATGCTCTTATGATGGAGCAGTTGAAACAGAAGTATCCTAACATGCCAGAGGCATACATACCAAAGACTGATTGGACAGATAACTCAGCCAATGCTTTGACAAAGTGTGTCATTGCATGGATACAGTTCATGGGCGGTCAAGCTGAGAGAATAAGCTCACAAGGTCAGTACAGGGAAGGAGCAAAGATACAGGTTGGCTCTGGCATCATGGCACACACAAAACAGTTACCGGGAAAATGGACACCCGGACAGTCAACCAAAGGAACTGCAGATATTTCTGCCACGATCAGAGGGCGGTCAGTTAAGATTGAGATAAAATATGGAAAAGACAGACAGTCAGATGTTCAAAAGGAATATCAAGCCTCCATTGAAAGGGCAGGCGGTGTGTATATCATTGTGAGAACATTTGATGATTTTGTTGAGTGGTATGAACAATTTACATTAGGGATATGAGAATCAAACTAAAAATGCCAAAGTTCAAAGTAAAGTTGAAACATCTTAGGAAGAAATATAAACACCCTGTGAAGGGTATAAATAACGAAATAGATTAAATTATGACATTAGATTCACACGAAATTAGATTAGGTAACACCTACAAAGTAGAGATGGGAGATGGCACTTATAAGAGTGACCTCATCAATTTAGAAGACCTTAGAAATTTATTAGATGATGAGCTTGATGACTTTTATCAGGCTCTTGAGCTTGATGAGAATGTATTATTAAAATTAGGTTTCAAACAAGTTACTGATAGAGTATTTATGAAAGGTGATTTTGGTGTTGAGTTAGGATTTTTTAATTATTTTCTAATTAAAGTTGATGGTCATGTATTAAGAATAGGTAATAATCAATACGTTCACCAACTTGAAAATCTTTACTTCGCACTGACTGGAGAGGAGCTAACATACAAATGTTAATAACTTTATTTTGTACTTATGCAATCTTTTATTAACTTTGATGCAATAAATAAAAACAGTATGGAAAAAGAAATCAAAACAGCTACTGAGAAAATCAAGGAGCTGAATGAGTTGAGTAACACACTCACTCTACATCAAAAACTACACAGGGCAAAGTTAGCCATTGGTAAGGTTACTAAGAACGCTATGAGTCATCACTCAAAGTATGCTGACCTTAATGCTATCCTTAGCACTGTTGAGCCTGTACTCTTAGAGAATGGCTTGCTACTTATCCAACCTATTCAAGGTAATAGTGTGTGCACTCAAATAGTAGATATTGACTCAGGTGCAATGCTCGAGTCATGTATGGACTTACCTCAAGGTATCACACCACAACAAATGGGTAGTGCAATCACTTACTACAGACGTTACACCCTTCAAAGTGCTCTCTCATTGCAGGCAGTGGATGATGATGGTCAACAGGCATCTAAGGAGACACCAACTGAGACTAAAAAAGAATCATTATCAGATGCACGTTTCAATAAT